TTCCTGACCATGATGAATAACCTGCACATCGTAGCGAGAACCACCATCAAACTCAGGCTTAGCATTCAGCATACGCAGTGCTTCCTGTGGAGTTTCATTGTAACGATTCATTTCTTCGACCAGTGCCTTCAGCATGTCAAAGTTGAATTCAGCGAACAGGCTAGAGATATTCACAATCTTGTCAATGTGGCCTTTGTTCTTCAAGTTGTCCATACAGAACTCACGAATGAAGTTCGGGTCCAGACCCTTAAAGTCCAACATGTAGAAGATACGACCAGGACGATTACGCATGTGATAATCAACACGGTACTTGTCGTTGGTAGTAATCAAGAACAGTTTCTTGCTTGGGAACACACCATCCAACAATGTCAGAATCTTTTCCTGATCGTCACGGTCATAGACCTTTTCAAATTCATCAAACAGAATGACACAGGGTTGGTCAATGTTCTGAATGAAAGTGTTGAAGTTTTCACCGCACAGAGGCTGATTGATAACGATAGTTGGAATCTGATGTTGTTTTGCCAGTTCAGTAGCAATGTTCTTGGTCAATAGAGTCTTACCAGAACCCTTTTCACCTGTCAGCATAACACCAGTTGCCGCACTACGATCCAAGAAGGTTCGCATAATACGGTCAGTGTTTTTCAGACAGTCACCATAGACCTTAGAAGGAATGGAGAAGTCTTCAATGTGCTCCAAGTACATTTCACCCATTGGGGGAACTTTGATAGTGTAATTACCCGCGGGCAGTTTATCACGAATATCCATCGCTTCGTTAGAAGCTACGCGGTATGTGTTGCCATTCTTAAAAAAACGTGCCATTTGTGTCTTTCAGTAAAACAATTGAACAGAAATGATATTATACAATAGATAGGATTTGTTGTGTTAAAAAATGGGCACTTAGTGCCCATTTTGTTTAGCTGTTCTTCCAGCTATCTCGTGCGAAGGGCCACGCATCAGAATCAGCTTGATAGCGGTATTGTTCAGCAACACCGTTCTCAGCATCTTCCTGACCAATGCCAAAGCCTGCATGATAGTTCTTGTTGAATCCACTTGTCTTGGAGTTGAATGTGTTACCAGAGTAACCATCAGTGTATCCACGATAGAATTCCTTAGAACTAACTTTAGGACCAGCCTTAGGCTTCACGTAGTAAGTGTTGTTAGTTGCGTTAGTTTGCACAGGAGCAGTAAACGCATCAGTAACCGTATCTTCGCCACCGATTTCACCGATAACTTCATATCGACATGCACGACCCTTAGCGTTGTTGTAGTCGCTAGGGATAGAGACCACATCACGTGGGTTGATTTTCAGAATCACAACACGGCTATCTGAACCACCAAAGTGAGGCAGATACTCTTGACTACAGAAGTGCAGACCACTAGAGCAAGTGCGATCCTTGTTGTCATCAACTTCGTTGCGTTCCATTTCAACCACTTGACCAGGACTGTTGTCCATAGTGCCACTGTGAATGTCCAGATAGTCGTTACGGACTTTCTTGTAAGCCAGGAAGTGACCGTCAGGAGTAATCGGCAGACTGTTCTTTTCCAAGAAGCCATAGAGTTCATCGACGGCTCGCTTAGAAGGGTTAGTCATGAGATTTTCCATGAAGTTAACCAGAGGCTCGATGGGGAATTCATCCTGAAGCATGGTAATCATGCGAGTAGCCAACGCATTGTGCATGGGCTTGCCCTTCCAGAACAATTGTTCACCTTGGACACTTACATTGCCCTTGCCATAGTTCAGTACGACCTTCTTGGGTTCAACCAAATCAGCAACCTTAGTCCAATCACCTGCCTTGATTGCGTCAACCACTTTACTGTAAGTGATATGAGACTTGGCGATTGTGTGAGGCTTGTTGCCGATCACGACAGTAATGTTATTACCTTGAATGATAAAGGGATAAGACATTTTGTTTCCTTACTTTACTTTGAGTTTACTACGGGCTTCTGCGAAATCTTTAGCAGTATCGGCTTTTGCCTTCTCTGCCAACTTGTTGATAAAAGTGGCGAGTCGCTTCTCTGCCGCCTTCACTTGTTTACTAATATCCATCTTAGACACCTTTCTTTGCGTCAATCAAATTTACGTACTCACCCACATCACAACCTTCAACACCATACTTGCTGATTTTCTTCAACAGAGGGTATCGGGTATAGATACTTTCAATTTCTTTGCTGTACTTATCAATCAGTGCGCTCGGGTCAATGTTTGCTTGAGTTTGTACACGATAGTTACGACAGAGAACTTCCAAACTTGTCTTGCGACTTTGATCCTCAGCTTTCACATCCTTGAATGTGTTGAACAGAACAATGTAGGGACTGTTCGGGTTCGTCACAAACTTAGTAGCATTATACTGGAAAAGTTCATTCCAGTCAATCGCTTTTTTGACCAAACCAAGCACATCTGCCTGACCCAGTTTGCTGAGTTTATCCTTAACAAATGTGTCAAGGTTCACCCAGTTCTTTTGTGTCTTGACCCATTCAATATCAGTCTTACGCACACCGTAAATGCTACCAGTGAACAGCCCAGATTTGTTCAAATGATTGTGAAGTTCTTTCACATCATGGAACTCACCCAGATTCTGAAAACCACTCAGAGGCAAGTAGTAGTGAGTTGTATTGGCATCAAAATCATCAGCCTTACCAGCATCATGCCAGACCATAGGGGCACTGTTACTCCAGCGACCTCGGCGGGCACCTTCTTCCAGAACCATGATGGTCACGTTAGCACCGAGACCACTCTTGCGTTCCTTCTCAAGCAGGTCACTTGCCTTCATGATTTGACCTTCGGGCGGAGTCATCAATGCCTTGAAGAATGCACCAGTGTGAACTGTCTTGTTCTTGTCACTGGCTTCAATCACATACACATTGCTATGATGTGTTTTGTTCTTAGTGTTCTTCCAGTGAAACTTAGCCCGTTCAGTAGCACCAACTTTGGTATCGTTGATAACAAAGTATGTATCGTCACTGACACGAATCTGCCATTCTTGCTTCATTGTAGGCAATCCGTTAGCACCGGTTGTGTGAACATTGTTCGGCTTGTTAGTAGAACACACCGCATAACTATTGCTCTTGGTGAAACTCTTGATAACAATGTTGTATTTGTTAGCCAGTTCATTCACATCAAACTTGAACATCTTCAATGCATCCCAACGACTAGATTGGATGTTAAACAGTTCAAACTTGGCATCAGTGACATACTTAATGACAGCCTGACTAAACAGGTAGTCACTATGTCGCTTGCTCAGGTAGATAGCACGTTCCCACAGATTGGTAATCTTGTCAGCTTCGTTAGCAATGTGAATTGCCAACTGTGCGTTCAATGCTTCCAACTTTGCTTTGATTGCTTCGATAGTTTGTGGGATGTAACTCAGACCTTCGCGGCTTGCTTGGAAGTCAAGTTCGCCGATGTTGAATTCCATCACTAGACCGCAACTAAGCAGACCGTGCAGACCACCAAGTGCCTTGTCAGCGTTGGGCACTTCAATCGGGTACTTGATGTTACCCATGATAGCGTAACTGTGACGGCTCTCACCGATGTAGTGAAGACCGGGGATGATATTTTCTTCCTTGTACTCAGGGTCTTTGAAACGAAAGTCAGCGTTGCCAGAAATCACTGGGCGCAGTTTGAAGTATTCGTAAACATAGCGGGCTTCGCTACGGAACTTGTCAAAGTCATAACGTTCTTCCACAGCGAAACGAACCTCAACACCTGCTGGGTCGGTTGTTTCTTCTTCCATCATCAGTGCGATGCTAGGCACACCTTGCTCATTAATGAAAGCAGTGTAGATGCCCTTGCGACCGTCTTTGACAGCGGTTACAGTGAAGTTATCAGTATAACTAAAAGGAGACTTGCTACCGAGACCGAGAGCTCCAATGAAGGCGTTAGAATCAGTCTTAGTAGATTCAAAGTATGTAGTGTAAATGTTTGTAACTTGGTCATGGGTCAGTCCTGTACCGTAATCACGGATAGAGAAGTAGGGTTCGAGGGCATTGGGCAGGTGAACATCGAAGGGAGTATCAGATTTACCTGCGGCAGTGTGACTGTCAACGGCGTTGCAGGATAGTTCACGGATGATTGCGCGGATCTTGTTTGCGTACAGACCGCTGGACAGAATGTTGAAAGCCTTAGCAGAATTGCGAATGCGGAACTCGCCAATCTCACCAACGTTGGAGACGATTGCTTCGTTTTGTACGGCAGAGTGAAGTTTCATGTGTGTTCCTGTGTGAAAAACTTATTATAACAGAGTTTGGATTAATTGTCAAACGTAAAAGTCAGTGTCAAAACCAAGAGCACCGTAAACACACTCACGGACTGCGGTGTCAGTAGCTTCGCCAAAGTCTTCGGGGAAACGGTCAGCAAGGTCACGCAGTTCTTGGAGAACTTGGGGCCAAGACAGTTTCAGAATGCGGGCAGACCGAACGATTGCGTGAACCGCATCGTTACCGAATTGAGTGTACATTGCGTAACGGGGCTTAGTACCGAAAACTTCTTGAATGTCTTGTGTCAACTGATCCATTTGAAAGCTCCTTTTATCGACTCAATATAGATATTATACAACCAAACCTATTTGTTGTCAAATTTTTACATGCTTTAGGAACCATTCTGCTATCTTTTTGTGCCCTTCCTCTGAGGGATGTTTAAGTCTTGAGTAGTACTTTTCGTAACCCTTTGGAATGTCTAATAGAGTATGCTGTGGATTTTTGACACCTTGCCCCCAAGTATCATTAATAATATCAATTAATGTATTACCTTTTATATTATATCCAATAAAGTCAGTAAAGTCGTATAATCTCTTTACATTATCATTACTATAATCCAACGCATTATCAAATAAATTAAACTTGATTATCCTAATATTGAATTTCTTACTAAGCATTTCTAATATGCTTAAAACATAAAAATGGTCTGCTTCGAATATAGCTGAACTAGGACCTTCATTTAATAGTTTACGGTCAATAATACTTTCACCATAATTATGAGCAACTACTTTTTCAGAAAACATTGCCTGTATTCTATCACGACCTGAGGTAGTAAATCCAAATAAAACAATATCATTTTCTTTGATATTCCCTGATAATAGATTCAACCATAATTTGTCTAACTGAGGATAATTACCACTACCACGTACTGAATAATTAATTAATTCTAATCCCAAGTGTTTTGCGATAATAGAAACAAAACTAACATTATATTTTAGATATTCTATTCTGTCATCATAATTCATATTATGAACAGGTTTTATGTTCTTGGGAATTTCTTCTAAGAAGTCATCTTGGTCACCTACTATAAAACTATCACCAAACGCATGTAGTTTTACCATTTACCTTCTCCGTTATAAGTGTATGAAAAACTAAAATCTAGCTGAGGATATTTATTCATTGCGGCTCGATACATTTCATCAAAAGTAATATTAGTTTCATCTATACCACTTAGTTTTTTTGCACGTTCAGCACCTACAGAGTTTGCTCCACTCATGTCAAAATATTTCCACGCATTTTCACGCTGTTTGAAATCGTAATCGAATTTGGCTTTCCACTTACCTGTTTCATCAATATCGAACATGATGTTGGCAGTGAAGTTGCCGGTCAATGTGTCACCAAATTCTTTTCTGTCTAGTTCAGGATCAAATCTAATATTGATACTATAAGCTCCACGGGTGATATAAAACAATCTAAGAACAGGCCATATTTCATTGACCAACGAATTTGCAAAGCTGTTTATTTCAGGTTTACAAATGTTGAAGTCAAACTGGTCAAATTCTATTTCATTGACTTGGTCAGATTTTAAATCTAGTGTGTAATGATCCACGATGTTCACCCTGTCACCGAACAAAGTATTTCTATCGTTGACTAGATTGTTTAGAAAAATAGCAAACGCTTTTAGTCTGATTAGTCTATGGTACTTGCTGTTAGTAAAGTCCTCCCTAATCCAATCACCTTCATAACTCATTTTCGCAACACCGAACCTAGTCATGTGTTGTGCGACAATGGTCTCGGGTGTGATATTGAATCCCGCTCCTGCTGGTATAGTATTCAAACTAGTGTTGCGGTTGCGCCAGATCATTGTCATAGTTTCATAATGATCCTGATGTTCTTCTGTAGGGAAGCCAGTGATCCATGTACTGAACGCATCAATGCCCACGATTGCCCCGTCACGTAGGTTTTGTTCAATGTCCTTGACAGTTACGCCTTTGTCCATGTCTTTCAATACTTTATCGCTACCTGATTCAATTCCATAGCTCAATGCGATACAACCAGAATCTGCTAAATCTTGAAGATATTCTAAATCCATACGTTCATCGCAACGTGCGTAACCAGTCCAATGTATTTTAATACCTGATGCAATAATTCCTTTAGCAAAAGCACGTAATTCTCTTAGATTGCCATTGACTAGACTATCCAAGAACCAAAACACATTTACTCCTCGATTGTAGTAAAGGTCTAATACTTCATCCAATACTCTACTTGCCATCCTACCACGGTACTTCCAAAAATGTGTTTCACTACAGAACACACATTTTGCTGTACAACCGCGTGACAATTCAAAGTTCACGCCATTAGGAATATTGTAGTCACTAGGAGGGAAAAAGCTATAATCAGGAGAAGGGAGATTGTCTAAGTCTAATCGTTCACCTTCCTCTTGCCTGATGTGCATAGATTTTTCAAGCGCAGTGCCTGATTCAATGTGGTTCAGTATCTCTAGTAGCATTTGCTCACCTTCACCTGTAACAATATAATCATACTCGGGTTCAGGTATCCAATAACCATTCTGACATTCAGGTCCACCCACCATGATTTTGATTTCAGGCTTTAGGCGCTTTAACTCTTTTACAAACCACTTAGTAGGTTCTGCGTTACAATAATATAAACTGAAGCCAACTGCGTCAATATTTTTATCAATAATTAAATCGATATACTCACGCATCATTGGTTCAACGTGCTTGTGTAACTCCTGATAGTAGTTGTTACTTGTCCACTTCCAATCTCTATGGCCAGACCATGGGTTATAGTCTAACCCCCATGTGTGACTTCTTTTGAATAGTTTTGCGTTTAGGTCATATGCGTATGTTTCGTAGCCTGCTCTTTTACTAACAGCGGCTAATCTAGCAACGTTGTATGGAGGGAAGTTGATTGACCACTCAGGTAAGATAAAGAAAGCTACCTTAGTTTTTCTGCTTATGGTTTCAATCTTAACTTCTGTAAGATTACTTTGAGGTTTGTTTTTTGCGTAGACACTGAGTGCCGTAAGGATTCGTTGATCCCTATCATCGTCACCTAGTTCTTTTTTTCGAATTACTGGCTGTCTGCGTAGGTCATTGATTTTGTGCCAGCCATACTTTTTTTCTGTCATTGCTTATTTAATAAAGAAGGGACAAGCCCTTCTTTATTAACGCTTCTCTACAATTTTGTCAATCAACCCATATGCTAATGCTTCGTCAGCACTCATGAACTTATCACGGTCCATGTCACGTTCAAATTCTTCAAACGTTTTGCCAGCACTATTGTGCTTGACGTAGATTTCGGTCAAACGTTTTTTCAAGTAAGTGATTTCTTTGTAAGAAATTTCAATGTCGCTTTGCATACCACGTGCACCGCCTGAGGGTTGATGGATCATGTGTCGTGCATTCGGAAGCATAAATCTCTTGCCTTTGCTTCCAGCCTGAGCGAGTAAACTTCCCATAGAGCACGCCTGTCCCATAACAATCGTCTGTACATCGGGTCCAATAAACTGCATACAATCGTAAATGGCCATACCAGCAGTAACCGAACCGCCCGGGCTGTTAATGTATAGGCTAATATCTTTAGTTGAATCTTCGCTTTCCAGATACAGTAGCTGGGCGACAATAAGGTTTGCCATTTGGTCATGAACTTCACCTTCAAGTAGAATTACCCGATCACGCAATAGGCGACTGTAGATATCATAACTGCGTTCACCTTTTGCTGTTTGTTCGAGGACGATTGGGACTAGAGACATAAACTTCCTTTGTAAAATAAAAATATTATACAGGAAGTTTATTGTTTGTCAACAATTATTTTTTACGTTTGGTTCTTACACCACCATCACCACTTGGTCGTGCTTTGGATTTACCACCAGCCAATGCTTCTGCGCCAGCCATAAAGTCTGCATCCAAATCTTGTGTAGAAACCTTTTTAGATGTAGTAGCTTCTTCATCTTTTGGTAAACCTTTACCCTTATCAATCTTGAATGTAAAGTTACCTTTGATAGCAGTGCTGAAATAATTCTTACCTGCATCTAAGAAAACACCTTTGATAGTTGTTCCTGGATAAACAGTATCGAATCTTTCTAACACCCATTCAGCTTTGCCTTGTTTAGCAATTGTGTAAACTTGGACCAAAGCACCATTGTTTAATATTTCGGTTGCGGCTTTACTAAAATCTGTTTTTGAATTTACTTCAGCGGCTACTTTATGTGCTACTGCAGCAATCAAGTGGTAATATAAATTAACACTGTCTGGATTGTCAGTATTACGCTCAATAGCAAGTTTCTTTAGTTTGGGTGTCAAGTTTAGACTATCAATCTTTTTCATATTGATTGGACCAAACTGTTTCAATTCTTTGATGACTTCCATATCTTTGTTGTTGATGATACCAAATCGTACACCTAACATCAATGGAGCTCCTGCTTGCCCATAAGCCTGCATGTCACGCAGTAAATCAATTGTGTCACTGTACTTTGCTAGAATCTTTCTGCCTTCTTTAGTTGCTTGTAATTCTTCAACACTATCAACCAAGTTCTTAGCACTGGCAGTTGCGCCCTTCTTGCCTTTACTACTGACTTTAACAGAACGACCATCACCTGTAGTCATGATACTGTCACTCAAGCCTGCGGTCTTACTTTGGTCAAAACTAATTAATGTACCTTCAAACGTACCATCTAAGAAACGTTCAGCGGCTTCCCCTGCGTTACCTTGGTATGAACCTTTTTGTAATGCGATAGGTTGTAAAATTTCACAGAAGTAATCACGGAAAGCAGTGAAGCTAATACCTTCTGGTGCAGGGAACTTGATAGGCAATCCTTGACCAATAGCAACAGCGTGTGCCACAGCATACAATGGATTGTCAGTGCCCATACTGATGGCAAGTTGCTTCATGATTGCAGGAATAGTCAAATCTGTTTTGTCTGTTAACAAGTCCTGTGGTGTCAAGTATGATTCTGCTTTGACTGCGGCGGCACCACCATATTTCCAATTTGATTCGGCGGCGGTGAATGAGTTGGGTAAATAGTTGTCAGTATATCCAGGTTTTACTTGTTCTAAGAAACGACCAATAGTAAATTCACCTTGATCGGTGCTGAATGTAGCAAGACCAAAACCACCAGTTCTACCTGAACGTTGATTCTGCCAATACACATTCTCTGGTAGTTGTTCTAATATTTCGTTTAATTCTTCAGGAGTGTACTTTCCCCCACCTTCTGGATAGAATTGTAAATCAACGAAAGTGGCAATGTCATCGTTTTCGTTTTTGAATACAGCACCAGGCTTACGACCTGCCAAGCCAGTGCTTTCTGTTAATTGTTGGATTGTGTCTAGAATATCACGCATAATGTGTATTTATGCGAAATCAGCACTTGAATACGTTTTGATGTTTAAACCATCTGCGCTTACTATGTGCGCTCTTTAAAGGAATTCCTAGTTTCCTGAGTTTATCTCTAAAGATAAAAAAACTAGGACCATGACTCATAATCGGTTCTTGACCACGATTTAGTCTTTTCACGCCTTCAACGTCCCACTGATATTGATGGCACATTTCATGCGCTAAGACAATGATTAGCCACTGTCTGCAATACCACTTGTCCATCATGCGTATCTTACAAAAACTCTTAGTCTTTGTTGGCATCTGTAATGATCCATAACACATGCCCCAATACTTCCTACAGCGGCCCATGACTTCAATTTCAGGCATTATCAGTTTGTTATTGAAAACATGCTTATTCAACATGCGATAGAGCGCCACAACCTCGTCATAGTCAGTTCTATAACAAAGGCGTTTCTGATAACCTATGCTAGGTAATTCCTCACGCATAAGCTCTAAAAGAGATGTTTTGCGGAACATAATATTATTTATCAAAAAATCTGTTGTGGAAAATAGCAGTCTAAATAGAAGTTTAGGAGAAAATTATGGAAATTATCGTTGGCCTAGTCGTTGTCGTAGCCTTAGGTTTACTATGGAACGCAAATCGCAAAAAGCCCGAAACACAGGTAGAAGACGCCCCTTATAAGGTAGAAGTCGCTCCTGTAACAGAAGTTGCCCCAGTTGTTGAGGCCGCCCCTGTAGTTGAACCTGCTCCAGTAGTCGCACCCGCGGCTCCTAAAGCAACTAAAGCTAAGGCACCCGCAAAAGCAAAGGCTCCTTCTAAAGCTAAAGCCCCAGTTAAAGCAAAGGCTCCTGCTAAAGCACCTGCAAAAGCTAAAAAGGCTAAAGCTAAGCCGCAAGCCTAATGAAGTTAGGGTTTGATGTAATCAGCGACCTCAATTTGGACGCTGAGAGTGATTTTGACTGGGATGGCAAAGCAACCAGTCTGTATCTCATTATTGCTGGAAACATCAGTAGTGAACTCAGGATAGTGCATCAAACCCTCCTTCACCTCAGTAAGTTTTATCAAGGGGTATTTTACATCCCTGGTTCATTGGAATTCGATTCACTAAACTATGTGAACTATCGTTACAGTGAACTATCAAAAATATGTAAAACAATGAAGAACGTTGCCTTTCTACACAAGCACGTTGTCATTATAAACGGTGTAGCAATCCTAGGTGTTAATGGGTGGTATGGCAACGTTAAAGAAGATGAACTAATACCACTAGAACAGCTTCACGCATACGCACAGAATTTAGAAGATGTAGAATATCTAAGTGCCAGTTTAGAAAGGCTTCAGCTACACCTCGATGTAAGGAAAATAGTACTAGTTTCCCATAGCGTACCCGGACCAGGATTATTCTTTGGCGAAGAACCGTACCAAATAGCAGAACAAATTCCATTACAACAGTGTTTACCAGTTGATAGTGAACACAAAGTCGTTAGATGGGTCTATGGAAGCTACAACAAAAACGTTGAAACGCCCATAGACGATGTTACTTATATAAACAATAGTTGTTTTGACCAGAATCCATACTGGCCAAAACGTATTGAAATAGAACTTTAAGCCTCAGCTTCTACTTTGACTTGTAGAGGGAAACCTTGACTACGTGCGTCAAGTGTAACTTCGATACCTTTTTGCTCGGCAACTTCGTAAGGTAATACGGCAACAACAGCACTACCATCATCGTGGATATTCTGTGTAATAGAGGTAGCAGTATCCTCAGTGTAGTTGAAATAACTAATCAAACTATTGACCACAAAATTCATAGTAGTTACATTGTCATTGATGTAAATGATTTTGTACATTGGTGGTTCTGCGAGAGACAGGTTAGGTTTGATTTTTGCTTTAGTTTCTGTTTTTGCCATGATAAATTCCAGTTTGTGTGCGAGTTGCCCCGCACACGTTTGTTTAACGAAACACTAGTATATTATTTAGTGTATGCAATTTCAATAGTCTTTGGTTTCTGTTCTTCCGGAACTTTGCGTTCTAGTGAGATTGTCAGAATACCATTCTCAGACTTTGCGCCAGTTACTTCAACATGGTCTGCTAGAGTCCATGTACGAACGAAACTACGTGCAGAGATACCGCGATGTAGGTACTCCTTAGTTTCATCCAAGTCAGTAACTTGCTCACCCTTAACAGTGAGTTGGTTGCGTTCAGTAGTGATGGCTACCTCACCGTCACGGAAACCAGCCACAGCCAATTCAATAGCAAATGCATCCTCAGATTGCTTTACGATATTGTATGGGGGATAGTTTGTAGACTGTGATGTAGTACGATTCAACAGTTCATCAAAAATGTTATCGAAACCGATACCAAATTTGTGAATTGATGGAATGTCTAAAGAACGTAGGGTTAGTGTGTTTGTCATTTGTTTTCTCCTTTATATAAGCAAGATGACTAATTGTAGACCTCACCATGAGCATCTACACACGTATTTATTATAATAAAAACACGCAAAAAATTCTATTGTTATGGATAGTTAGAATAGTTTTTTGGGCAAACTCTGGTCACGCAAATATTTCTGCCATCTACGTTTAGCCTGGCTGTTTGCGATTTTACGCTGGGTTGTTGGCTTGACAAACTGTTGTCTGTCTCTTACCTCTTGAAGTAACCCAGAGTCGGAAATCATCTTTTTGAACTTGCGTAAGGCTCTTTCCGTGTTACCATCGTTTACTAAAACTTTTCTACCTCTCATACTAATGCTTTTGGCTCCATAACTAATTGTCTGTCTATATTTATCTTTGTGATTTTATTTTCACGGTATTTCCTAGTATAGTACATGTGAGGCATTAGTACACGCTCGATTTCAGTATGTAATCCACGTGCTCCAGTCTTCAATTTGAGGGTATTTTCAGCCAATTGTTCAAGGGCATCGTCTTTAAACTCTAGGTCGATCTTATCCAGACTGAGCAAATACTTGTATTGACTGATGTAGTTGTTTTTGACCGATGTAAGAACTTGGACCAAGTCTTCTTTACTCAAGTCAGCTACGCTAACCGTGGTCGTGAATCGTCCAATGAATTCAGGAATCATACCAAACTTGACCAAATCGTCAGGAGTGACTTGGGTCAGTTCCGATGATTTGTATTTGTCTTTGATTTCAGCACCGAAACCAATACTAGTGCCGTTTGTGCGACTATTGATTAGTTCCTTCAATCCAACAAAAGCACCACCAGCAATGAATAGAATGTTCTTAGTGTTGATTTCAATCATTTCACCGCCAGGATGCTTACGTCCACCTTGTGCGGGTACACGACATGTAGTTCCCTCAACTAACTTTAGCAATGCTTGCTGTACACCCTCACCACTAACGTCACGTGTGATGCTGGAACTCTCGCCTTTACGGGCAATCTTGTCGATTTCGTCAATAAAGACGATACCACGCTCTGCTAGATTTTTGTCTCCCCCAGCCGCGTTCAATAGCATAACAATCATTGATTCTACATCATCACCAACGTATCCTGCCTCTGTGATACTTGTAGCATCTGCGACCACAAAGGGTACTTTCAGATACTTTGCCACTGTCTTGGCAAGCAATGTCTTACCAGATCCTGTAGGACCAACAAGTAGCACGTTGCCTTTTGCGATTTCTAAGTCTTTTGGTGGCTGATTGATACGCTTGTAATGGTTAGCGATTGCCACACTCAATACACTCTTAGCACCATCTTGACCAATGATGTGCTGATCCAAGAATTCTTTGATTTGTTCTGGATCATATGATACATCCTCGCTAGTATGTTCTTTTTCTTCCTCGTCAGTCATTAGATTGTTACACAATTCTACACAGTCGCTACAGATAGCAACCTCCTCACTGACGATTAGTTTCTTTACGTTATCTTTGTGGTTCCCACAAAAGGAGCAATGATTCAATTTTGTTTCTGCGGTCATAGTTCTACTTATCTTTGTTATTAGTTACGGACAACTTTCACTGGAAACGACATTCACCTCGATGCGTTGAATGTGTTGAATGATATTGTTGAGGTTTTCAATCTTGACCTTGATTATATTCTTTTCTACTTGAAAACCATAGAGAATTAGGTCAGACTTAGCACGGTAAAAGGGAGCACCTTTACCACTAACCCCATCAGGGATATAGCATTTCTCTAACAACACTTTGTTGTCGTGGCTATACATACTCACAAGAACCCAAGGTTCTTTAGTAAAAACGGCCTGGTTGATTTCTTCAACAGTTTTTAAGTCATTGAACCGATATGTGGTCTTTCGCCCAAAATAATCACGTGGGTCTTTAGACATGACAGTGATATTGCCTGGACTATGAACAAACAATCCGTTTCTACCATCTTCTAACTTGTCAAGCAATTCATTCAATGCTACAAGATAATTGTGATTCCATCGTAGTTCTACAGGAATCTCAATCATGCCCATGCGATATACATCAACTGCCAACTTGTGTTGACCCTGTGTGATAGTGAATGCTTTGTTAGGGAAGTCATTTAGAATACGACCAAGCATTTTGTCACCTTGTTCTTTGCTATGTACGTAGCTCAAGTATTGAGTGCTATGCTTGTCCCCTTCAAATTGTTTAGATGATGCGGCTACACCCAAGATTCTATCTTGTATACGGCTACTTGATACTGACACATCAATAATAGCGTATGTTTGATTACCTGAATTGAATGTTTCGATTACTTTGTATGATTCAATGTATCCTGCACTATAGTTTAGAATATCATTGCGAATCAACTTGCCGTTCATTGTTTCTAACTCAGTAGTCAGTGTGCTACCGAGGCGCAGTTCAATTGCGGATTTGAATGCGCTTTCCTTTGCTTGTTCAAAGTTGTTGCCAATACCTTGAACACGAATAGGTTGAGCAAACGCCACACTTGCGAACAAGCATAGCATTGCAAATAGTTTCTTCATTGTACACCGAAACGTTTACGCATGTAAGAAGCCGCACGTTCGGTATCTTTGTCCCAACGAATTACGACACGAACAGTTTGACGGTCAACAATATCAGCTTCTTTGAGTACTGAACCTTTAAGTTTGCCTTCTGCATTATTGCGAATACTTTCTGACAAGGTGCGTACAGTTTCATTGTTATTCTCACGCACTGCAAAGTTTGTATCTTTTGCGGCATCTTCGTCTGACATTGCCACTTCCTCGTCAGCACGAATACGGTTCTTGATTCGATCCTGTGCCTTCTCTACGTTCTTTGTAATTGTGTTGGCAAAGTTTGATGTACCAACACCTTCATTCATAAAACGTACAAGTCGTGCTTTAGCATCCATTTCGGCGGCAATGAAAGCACGTTCACGCATGACTTCGCTATTGCCAAAGCTATTAGCATAGCCAGTGACCTCGATAGCGTTTAATTCGCCCTTGCTACAGAACTTGTCAGTAATACCAAACATGCCTGTGCCAAAGCTACATTCCCAGTCAAGTTTGATACCTTGACGTTTGAAACTAGAAGTTAGTTTCTGTGTGTTGATGGCTGTGATGGGTGCTGATTCAACACTAGCAGGAAGTTTAGTTGACGAACATCCTGCGAATGAAAATAATACAGCTAGTGCCAAAAGTTTCAGTTTCATGGTGACTCCATAAAGTTGTAGATAGTGTTATTATACACTACCTACAATTGAAAGTCAATCCTTTTGACCATGGATCCTTTGAAGTTTTAGATGGTCCTCAATCTGAGAACGTTCATTTTCATTCAATAAATCTGGGTCATATTGGCCACTATCCAATTTATCAATTAGGTATTCCAAGTATTTGGTATTGTATAGATAGGTGCTGGTCGTTTCTTTGTTGATTTCAATCCAACGACTTCCATCATACTTAAAAACTTTGTTTGGTAAGGTATCTACCCGTGTGAATACATCTCCTTTTGTTGCTGTCTCTGGGAACTTTGTACCAAAATCACTCTTTACTGGCTTGTTATTGTCAGCTTGTATCTTTAGTTGCGGATACATTCCAAACAATGCGTCTTTACTCATGTGCTTACCATCATATGATGCGTAACCACCAGGTAATTCTTTGAATGGCAACTCGGGCATAATAGTCACTGAGTTATCCACAGGTGTTATGTAATCACCTGGTCTGTCTAAGACTTCAACCTCGATTACCTCGGGTTGGATTTCGGGAGTTTTTTTTAGCGGTGCCTTTTTTACAGGAGCTTTCTTAGCAGGCTTCTTTGGTTGCTTGACGACAGTGATTGCTGGAGTAGGAGCCTTCTTACGCTTCTTTGGCTTTTCTTCTATGACTTCTGGCTCTGGCTTATAAACCATTGGCTTCAAGTCAGAGAAGTTGACAAACTTTTCATTCAAATAGGGGTGTTGCTCGAATATAGTTTGTTCTGGCTCACGAACAATTGGATCAGGTTCAGGCAACTGAACTTCTATTATAGGTTCTTCTTCTGCCTTCTCGTCACGATCCTTTGGATGTTCACCATGATCCACAAACTTCATAGCAGAATCTTTTATCTGTTCAATCTGTTCATCAGTCAGTGGACCATCGTCTTTTTCATATTTTGGTTCTTCAACAGGTTCTTCTTTGTCCCACTCTTTACTTGCGTTAGCGGCAAGAACAAGTGCGATAGCAAGTGGATCAAATACAGCAACAAGTAGAATGATAACCCAACGAACAGCGGCTTCTAGCATGTTCGCATCAGTGTTATCACCGTAAATTAATGCGGCTATGTACTTGATTGGACCAACTTCTGCTTCTACTTTACGATTTTCTGCAGCGATAGGTGCTCGTTCTTCGTTTAGTTTAGCGATTTCTTTTTGCGCTTCGCCAATCTCTTTTTGTAACTTAGTACGCTCACCTGCTTGTTGTCTACGAATTTGAACAGCACGTTCAGCACCTTGTTCACTATCACTACGTCCTAGTCGTGCATCAACTTGTGCGTCCATTTGTTGCAATGCTTTACGTGCTACTTCAATGTTATCACGTTGGGTCTTAATCTTTTCATCGTACAATGATAGTTTAGCTTGAACATCACCTGATGTAACACCTTGATCCATGTGTGCCTTTGATAAGAAACCAAAGATGCCCATAGATGTAAGTAACGCAAGTGCGATAACAGCGGGCACAAGATAAAGTTTGAGAACCCAACTACACTTAGACCAATACTTACGTAGCCAAACTGTTGTAGTGATCTTACCTACTTCGAGGATACTACCCATGATGATAACAGGAATAACTGCCCCAGCAAAGATGGCAGTTAAACCAATAATACTATAGTAGGCCGCAATAGAACTAAGCGACAATGCTACTAATAGTGTTAGATTTGAGAATGATAAAAATTTAAGGCGCATCTAATATTTAGTTGTTATGGCCCCATAAAATGTCTATATTATGGGAATAGGTGCCCATATGTCTCAACAAATGCGAAATATTCCATCAGCAATTGTCTTGGCACACCAGGACCTTGTGAGACAAGATACGTTACCCAGTGCGTATCTTCGTCTCGGCGTTTGATTTCTTTTACAGTGATACTCGCTCCATCTTCTTCAAACGTATATGTCTTTCCGATAAAGCGATTAGGCTCAATGTTCACTCGTCTTCCTCGTCAAACATAGCATCAATCTCTGCCATGCGTTTTTTACGTGCTTCTTCTTCCACTACACCGTGTTCGGTTAGTTCAAGGTCGCTTTCACAGTAAGGACAAACTTTCTTTGATTCTAGTTCAAGGTCATCGGTGGTGTGTTCTTCTGGCCACCACCAATCAGCTTCATAGCTTTGACCACTCCACTTACACTTAGTACATTTGTGGGTATCTTCCTGTACAGGCTCAGAGTGCCAACTAGATTCGTCACCAACTTCAAACGTGACCTCGTAGCCACCTTTGCGGTCAGTCCACCAATCATCGTATTGACGGTCCCATTCAATCTCCACATTGTTGTCGTAAGCGTCTTGAAGGAGTTCTTCTAAGTCAATTTCACCGTCAGCAATTTCTTGTAGTTTGCGTTGGATTTCTTCTTCATCCAAATCAGGATAAATCTCTGCCAATACTTCTTCGGTCAATTCGTATGCGAATTGACTATCAACTTGATGCCATTCATGTTTTACTAGTGTTACCATTATTTTCTTTCTTTGATTTGTGATGCCCAAATAAATAGCCTGCGTAGAAGGCTGTACCAACTACGCAGACTAGTCCTGTAAGCATTAATACATTAAGGACTAGCATTACATTTAATCCCAGCTTGAGCTAGATGAACTAGAGCTAGAACTATCAGAGCTAGACCAGCTAGATGAACTGTCAGAGCTTGAGCTTGACGACCATGAGCTAGAGTTACGGCTAGAACTGTCATCGTCCCATGAGCTTGAACGTGAAGAACTAGAGCTAGAAGTATCATCCCAACTAGAGCTACGTGAGCTAGAACTTGTGCTTGGTGTGTCATCCCATGACGAACTACGACTTGCGGGCACTTCACGAACAACTTCACGTTCGACAACTCGGGTAGTTTCGTGGTTGTGATGTGAGCCACCAATCATGTTACCAATCAACACGCCAGTCAACATATCGTTGCTACTGTTATTCACGACTGTAGTTGTCGGAGCGGGTGCCGAGTAACGCATACGTGTAATACGTGCTTCTTCCTCTGCGGCTTCTGCACGGAGACGTTGCATACGTGCCTCACGTTCAGCTTCAACACGGACTTGTTCATCAGCTTCTTTCTTCAATTCTGCCTTAGTCTTTTTCTTTGCAGGAGGGGTTTGTTGTACAGCTTGAGTTTGTTCAGCCTGTTTACGGAGTGTTTCACGTGCTTCATATTCTTCACGTTCACGCAACTTTACTTGGCGCAGTGCTTCAACACGTTCCGCTTCTACTTGTGCTTCCGTAGCTTTGCGTTCAGCTTCTTCCTGGTCCTTCTTACGATTGTACATCACATAGACAAAGCCACTGACACCCGCAAATAAGATGAATCCAACCACAAAGTCACGCCAGAAGTGACTTTCCTCAATGGACTCAATCTTTTTGACTTGTGGTGTAATTGCTTCTTTGAGGCTTGCCACGCTAGACTGTGGGGCAAAGTCAAGAGTTGGGTTCAGACCTGTAGCGATATCAAGAGCCTTCTTTGCCTTTTCTTGATTGCCAAGACCTGCTTGCGCTTGTGCCATTGCGTAAAATGCTTTGGCAGACTTGGGATGATTACGAATGATTTCCTCAAGACCCTTTTCTGCGGCCGAGTAATTTTGTTGTTGGATCAACATTTGAATTTGATCGAATGACGCCTCAGCGTATGCTGTCATACTAGCAATACCGAGAACTAGGGTTGCGAGAAACTTCTTCATAAACACTCCATGAGTTAATTGATACATCAATTATACAGGAAAAGCGATTTATTGTCAATCGCTTTTCTGTGTACTTTTTACTTACCTACGTTGATGAACGGGGTAGAGTTACCAAGCATTGTGTTCGGGAGCTTACCATCCCACTTTTCAATTGCCTGAAGTTGAACGTATGCTTGACCACCTTGGCTCTGAATAGCACTTGCTTGAATCGCAATAGCCTTTGCTTCACCTTCAGCCTGTGCGATACGACTTGCGGCTTCAACTTTGATTCGTTCCAAGTCTTGTTCAGCCTTGAGTTTAGCCTGAGTAGCAGTTACCTTCGCTTCAATCGCATCTTGGTAATTCTTACTGAATCCAAAGTTGACCAAACTGACGTTAGTTACAGTAATGTCAAACTGTGCGACCTTTGTACTGATATGATTAGTGATTGCGGCACTAACTTCGTCACGCTTGGTAATCAATTCTTCACTGTTATACTTTGCAGTTACAGCCTTGAATGCTTCGTTGATTGCTGGGCCAAGAACCTTTTCATCCACATTCAAACCGAATTCTTTGTAGATGTGCGGGACTTTGTTACCACTGAGTCGGAAGTTTACGACAATATCAGTGTGAACTTGTTGCAAGTCTTTAGTACCTGCACTTGCGTTCTTCAATTCAGCACGTTGTAGTCGGACATCGACACTTCGCACAGTACTGATTGGGTTGACAAAGTGAACACCTTCAGACAGTGAGTTAGGATTGACCTCACCAAGTGTAACTTGTACACCGACATGACCGGGACTAACGATTGTGAATGATTCAAAGATGAACACTAGCATGAACAATGCCGCGCCACCAAGAATACCCAACTTACTTTTCTCAAACATGAGATAGACTGCCGCGGCAATAGCGATTGCGACAAGTGCGGTTACGACAAGAACAAACATTTTATTTCCTTACAGGGTTGATTTGATTTTCGAAATAACTTCAAGGGCTTCCTTAAAGTCACTGTATTGTAGCACATCTTCCATTTGATTGTCAACCATAGTGTGCCAATTATGGTAAACTTGTTTCCAACTTACAGTATAGTTCATTTGGTTGGCTTCCTTAGGCTTTTCTCGAACCATTCAGTGAGGCTACTGTTCAATGTAACAGTGTTGTCCTCATAGAATTCATGTTCACATGCTACCCTAATCATCTTATACAATTCGGTAATCTTTTTTGGATGGTCATAATTTTGACGAACCTCACGCTTGATGATTCGCTTCAAGAACCATTCTTCAAACTTGTTCATATTACGCTTTCAGTATTTCAAGCATTTCCTGCTTGTGTTGATTGATATAACCCTGTGCCACCTTAATCATGAATTCAGCATGTTCCAAACTTGAAGGAATAATTACCTTCTCACCTCGCTCCAATTCATCTAATAAAAGTCTACATTCGTAGTCAGTATAGGGAATCATTCTTCAATTCCAAAATGTTGTTTAATCTCGTCTGCAGCATTCACTGTAGTAGAACCACCGTCATACTCTTGATTGATATCCTGAACAACATCAATACATTCTTGAATGACCAAGAATGCGAGTGTTTCGTTAAATATTTCTTGTTTTTCTATCTCAGTGATTTCATCACTAGTGCGATTGGTTTTGTTACAAAGGATAGCAATCAAATATTGACTACGATTTTTTGCACGGGTCTCAAGTTCTTTAATTTTCTCGTTCATTTGTCATCCCTGATAACACAATACTTGTGAATGAACCACAATACATAGCCGAATCCCACTGCAACGATTGCGGCACAGATATAGTTTGTCAACGGATCATTTGTCATCACGGAATCTCACAAAGCGAGGGAAACGCAAACTATAAGTACCGTCTTGTGATTGTGTAATCACATCACACATGATTTCAACAGTACGGCCAATGATGTAATTGCTATCACGCCAGTAATTATCTCTATCACTATCGCTAAAGCCACTACCAACATTGACGGTAATTTCCTTTCCGTCATCAATCCCAGCACATACCAACGCTCCCAGGCGTCCGACATTGCGTCCAGTACCTTCTTCAACACCGATCACCTCCAAGTCAACAGTGATAACAGGCTTCCACTTCATCCAGTCTGTACTACGCTTGCAGATATAGGGAGCTTCCATTTCTTTAATCATAATGCCTTCGAACCCTGCGTTCACATTGTCCTTAGCATAGCGATCAAGTTGGTCACGACCTGCCGCTGTGTCGAGGTCGACCATGATATGAGGCAAGAGTTCAACGTTGGACATTTCATCAACTATTGGACGCATAGCATCCAGGATTGCGATACGCTTACTCAACTGAGCATTCCAATGACCACGACGGAAGTCTGCCAGAGGGATAATGTCAAACACGTTAAACACTGAATCATCGGCTTGGACGTCAGTTTTACGTCGGGCTTGTCGCATGAGTTCTTGGAATGAGTTACCCATGACCTCACCGTCAAGTACAAAGCCGTTGACAAGGCTACGACCTTGATCCACACCCGCACACGCACGAACCAAAGTATTGAAATTAGCACGAACTTGTTCTTCGATGTGAGTAAAGTTGTCAAAGATTTTACCGTTGCGACTGTAACAGTTGGAAATGATTTCGCCAGCATCATTGGCGATAACAACCATCAAACAACGAACACCATCCAACTTAGGTTCGAGGCGTTTCTTGCCCTTCATTTCAGGACGACCTTCACTGTTGGTCGCAAGTTGGCAACCAAACACGGGGATTTCGTATTCAGTCTTTTTTACAATTTTGTTGATTGTAGTGGCAGTAATACCCGCACGTAGGTCTCGGCGAATAACAGGAGCACAGAATGTATTCCATTCTTCACTGTCAAACCGATATGCCATTTCTTCGATGGCTGATTGTGCGGCATTACCAGTGAGTTCACGCTTACTGAGCTTTGTCAGCAATTCATTGAATTCACTCCAAGGGTTTTCAGAGTCGGTCACACCAACTGTATCAGGGACTTTTCTGACACCGAAAGTCACGAAAGGGTTATAACAGGCTTTAGCCAAGCCCAAGAAAATCTGAGCATTGATACTACCCAGAACACTAGCTTCCAACGCCTGCTTGAGTACGTCCTCTTTGTGCAGACGACCATCAGATTCATTCAGCTTTTTGATCCAACTTGCGGACATGAGATTCCTTTATCAATTTATACGACTATTATAGCAGGGATTGGATCCCGTGTCAAGTAACACTATAGTATTACGTTTTAACCTCATTAGTTTTTTCGTCTTTCAACAATGCGACCAATTTACGGTTGCGTTCATCTTGTTCCTTGCGTTCACGCTTTGCTGGTGTGGACACTCTGAGCATTCTATCATAGTCTCGTGCCCACTCAATACCGATCAAAAACGACTGCAGGTCATCCAGTGTGCCACAAAAGAATTCAGCATCACGACTATAGATAGGCAAGCTATCCTGATCCTTAGGGCGAATCGCAACATAGTCATCGCCTCGACTACCGCCCCAACCACTCTTGGGATAACACAGCATAAAGCCAAGACTGTCTGCTTTTGCCTTAATCTTTTCAACCATCAATACTGTATGATAACCGCTCATTCTACCACCTTATATTTTGAGAAGGGATAAGTTTCAATCAGCCACTCTAGTAGTTCTTCACTGTAGGGTAGTCTGATTGAATCGTATTTGTTTGTGATATATTTTACAGCCACGTGAGACTGAACCATTCAAAATTTTTACGAATGCTGAATCCATAACCATGGATGGTACTGGATTCATGTAGACCATCTACATTGTTCTTTTCCATCCAAGACAATATTTGTAAAAGTTCATCAAACGTTTTTACAAAATAATGTGTGCGTGGATAACCTGCAACTTGATAGACTTTCATTACCAACTTGAATTGTAAAACACTTTACGCTTTAAGAACAATTCTGCCTTAGCATTAACACAGAATTCTAGGTCTTTCTCGTAATAATAGTCATCACTGGGATTACCGAAAAAGAATCCTGTAGTGCTGAGCCTTGCTACCTCACCCGACTTGATATCTTTTTCAAGTTTGTCAACATCTTCCCAAGTCAATTCAATTTCATCGCCGTTGAATTCACCACTTCCACCTTTTGCTTCATACAGTTTACGCATCCAACCTTGAAGGTTAGGATGCTTTCGCCAGTATGCGATTTCTTGATGGTTGTCATAATCATCGTTTGCTTTACTAGCAACGTATGCGTATTGATCCAGTCCCATGATTACACCTTACTTACAGATTTGTGAGATTTCAGCACCAGTCTTAGTTGACTGAGCATAAGCCAACCGACACTGATTCACTTGATATTTTTCTATTGCCCCTGAGCCGACAAGTCCGAGCATAATTGCGGCCCAACCAATAATCAACCATTTCAGTTCCATTTACTTCACCTGTTCCTGTGACACTTCTTTGACCTTGTTCACACCGTTGTCAAGCATACGTGCGATGCCTGAGAAGCCGACTGTAGCGACAACGATACCAAGAATAAAACCAATCAGTAATTTAGTCATTACAATACCTTTACACGGCTGAGTTGAGTAGAATTATCACGGTGACTCTTGACATTACCTGTGATAGTGAGGAATGTGCCAATGTCAAAGTTTTCTTTACAAGCAAAGAACACAACCTGATCCTCACCAGTAATACCAGTAATATACCATGTGTTCCACTTTTGAGACCAGACTGACTTGAGAACCTCAATGTTCAATGTAACCTTCTCACTGAGAGCACCGTCGCCAATGTAACCCCCACGTGCAAAGTTGATACGGCGATCAACGTCATCACGCCTGGCAGACTTTTCGTAAGTAGCAGGGAGACTTGCGACAATAGCAAGTTCAAGTTTGGTCTTGATTTCAGACTTACATGCGGCGTCATAAGCGCCTTTCATGAATTCACTCAGTTGCTTGCCTTCAATCATTTTGAAGGTCAGACCCATAAAGTAGCGGCGCATCGCCTCGCCAGCATCACGGCTTTCTTGTGTAATTTGAGTAGTGTCAGCCAACAGTTCCTCAACAATCATGCGATTGGTCTTGTGATTGGGAACATCGGGCATGATAGCCTTGATGTATTGCTTGCCGTTAGCAATGTATGCTTGCCAAGCCGCGGCCCACACATCTTCGGCTTTGTAGTTCAATGACACGGGCATGTACTTTTTAGTAATAGGCTTGCGATAGGCGTAGGGATTGCGCCACGCTTCGCCCGCATCATCAATTTGATTCATGCGTTTAATAGCCATGGCGCTCATGTTAGAAACGTCAACAAATCCACTCATGTTACACCTCAAACAAAATCAAATGCGTATTCAGGACTACGTTCAGACTTGGAGACTTGCACCTTACCGAACATGTCCTTGCTCAGGCGATGAAACACTGCACGTGCCTCATCCTCAGTACATTCAACAAACAATGTGCCATAAGCAAAACTGGCTTGATTGTCAGTACCGAGAACGTCAGCAACTTTGGTCAGAACAACTGTTTCGAATCCCATTTTGAGCACCTTTCATCAATCTATACATGTATTATATGCCCAAAACGATTCAGTGTCAACTACCTAATTTTGCTTTCATGATAGACAACATTTGAGCTTGTTTGTCAATGTTGTTTTTTAGCAACACTGCACGTTGCTCTAGTTTCTGGAATTCCATTTGATTTTCTACTAATTGGCGTTCCATAGCTTCATAAATGGTGGATAAATCACCCAAAGACATATTCAATGTCACAATTTCATTTTCGTTCATATAATCCTTAGAGTTTGAATTTAGATAATACTTGGTCAGCATCACGGGTGTTGCCAGATAATTCTTGCTGTAAATCTGACAATTCAGCGATATATACGCCAATCAAATCAATCATATATTCTTTTATATAGTCAGGTTGACCATTATACCAAACTTTTAATCCATTGATTCCATCGTATGCGAGGGTTTCTTGTAGAAATTTGGTGTTAGTGGCATCTGTTTGAACACGATTCATGATTCGCTCCATGAGTTAACTTGTACTAAGTATACTACCTTCTAACATCATTGTCAAGCCATGAAAAAGCCCCTTTCGGGGCTAATGTTGAATACTACTGTATTACTTTTTAGTACTTTGATTTACAAAACTGTACATCTTTTCCGCAGTTTCAAGAATCTTGTCTAGACCTGGAAACTCTGGCATTGATACAGTAGAGACAATTTGTCCTGTCTTTTCATCACGTGTGGCTGACATTTCCCAACCATGAAATTTCATGCTGTATTCATTCTGAACCATATCTTTAGCCATTGCTAAGATATCTGCACGGATTTCATATCCGTTTTTGTTGAATTTTACTTCGGGCAATTTTGGTGTTAAATCTGACATTTAGTGTCTCCTGTGTTAATGTGTGTTAAGTGTAACAAACTTATATTGTTACAGCAAGGGCTTTGGTATCATTGCGTTAGCCCACAACTCGTTATAACGTTTACGCAGTCTTGCGAACTCGGTCATAATCTCATTGTGTTCTTTCCACAATTGAGCATTAGATTCAAATACATTAGCTGAAGGTACTTCAAGTGCCGCAGTGCGCTCACCGTCACCTTTAGATTTTGTTTTCAAGTCATGCTTTTTTGCCAAGTGTTGAATCACTTTGTTATCTTCGATGCAGTGCATGTACACCTCAGGGATTTTGTGGAACTTAGCAAAGTTCAACATCTCCGTAATAAGTTTGTCTCCTACACCCTGTCGTTGATATTCGTGGTCAACACTGACAGCTAGTTCCCAAGAACCATCAGTGTTCTTGGCCATATGACCCCATCCAACACGCTTCTCATCTGTCCTAGCATACCACAATTCGTGGTCATCAGGATGATAACACATACCCAAGATTAACTGGTCAATGTTATAGTCACTGGCTTGATAACCAAATCGGCTATAACGATCTTCCATTGGCAAACTTTTTAAGTGTTTGCCATACTCGTTCATCTTGTATATGGTAGTGTGTTGGATGTAAATCATTTCAATTTACTTGATTTGTAGTCCTTGATAGACTGAATAGCTTCAAGGATACTACGTAGAGTTTCTTTAATTTTATCAATCATAGAAACCTCTTACTTGCGGCTAAGTCGTATTCTCTAGTTAGTCGTTCAACATCGCCAGTATCTTTTGGATTGTTGTTGACAATGTATTCTTCTAACTGTGAACCGTATGTTTGTGATTCAGTGGCTAATGCGATTAGTGGACCAACGATGCCCACTATGGCTAGCGCACCAACTGTTAATAGTACGCTAATCATGATTACTTAGCCTTCTTAACATTGAAAGCTGGTACTAGTGCTTTGTATTGGTCAGCAAGGTCAGTGTAGAACTCTTTGCTTGTGAAGATCATACCTAAAGACATAGCTGATTGTAGACCTGCGTCTGCTGCCGCTTTAGTGTATTTTGTTTGTGCATCAACGAAACCGTTCAATGCCTTTTTGATGCCTTCATGTTGGACTGTAGTGTCAACGAATTTCTTTTTAAAGTCTTGGACGCCATCGATGAAGGCGTAAGTTGCTGTATTAAACATAATTTTCTCCTGTGTTAATGTGTGTTTAATTGAGTTTTTGAATAGAACTCATAACTATTTATACAATTATAGCATAGCCTCACGATATTTCTCTAGAGCTTTGCCTCTAATCTCAGCAAGACGCTTTAAGATGTGATCGGGTAATTCCGCATCATCGTCCCAAAGTTCAACTTTGATTAGTTTTGGACGTTCATAACCCCGATGCAAGTCTAATTCAACTACATCGGAGTCATCGTCCTCATCTACTTCACTTTGCTGGCTTACTGTCTGCTTTTGGAGCAGGTGTTGCTGTAGCCTTTTCGTCTTTGGCAGGGCTTTTAGTAGCGGCTTTCTTTTCAGCCTCCTTGTCAGCCTTCTTCTTAGCTAACTTCATTTCAGGTTCTGCTTTTGCTGGAGCAGGTGCTGATGCAACTGGTGCTGGTGTTGCGGCTACTGGAGTTTTCGCAGGTTGTGCGAATGCGGATGCGATGCCTAAAGAGGCGATAAGTGCGATTGCTAATTGTTTCATTGTGTTTCTCCTTGAAAAATGAAGTAGATTTAGCGTCTACAATATAATAACGCCCTAGGATATAAGGACGTTGACATAAATACTAGTATGCGATACATATCTTACCAGGGCATTTATGATGGTACAAACTATCAAAATGCTAATACTCCACCCCAAATTAGCAAAGCCCTTTTAGCTGGGTTCGATTGCATGATGGATGTTTGGCGTATCGATGGTAGACTGTACGTTGGTGCTAACAATGATCCAAACATTGAAGTGACTGAATTATACATCCAGGGTGCTAGAAAATGGATCAACGTTCAAAACGATGAAATGAAAGAATGGATCGTAACTAAGCCAGCTAAGTTATATCCAAACTATTTCTGGTTCGATACACCAACTCCGCCACCCGCGTATGTTACAGCAAGCAATGGCAAATTGATAACTCCAGGCACTGTGCCTATCAATAACAACAGTGTGATTTTCTTACCTGAAATTACTGATAAGTCAATGTTCACCACAACACACTTGAAATGCTATGCTGTTTGTAGCACTTATCTAACGTACATCAAACGAATGCGTAATGAAGGTTTGTGGTATTAACCACCACGACCACTACGTCTAACAACTGTAGCACCACCAAATCCTTTGCTTGGCTTTGGACCTTTTGCTTTTTGAATCTGTTGTGCTTTCTCTGGCGTAATCTTTGTATCACGTGCTTTAGCTTCACGTGCCATGTTGATAAAAGGGTTAGGGCTTTTCTTTTCTGTCATTTTCTTACCTTTATTGAATCTAAGTAACTTCGTAAGTCACCATACAGTGTCATCATCATAGCAATCTTGCTATCATATAATCTTATATATGGCGTTGCTTTACCGCCCTCAATTTTTTCTGTGCCTAGAAAGTAGGGGCATTTGATTTTCTTTGACAACTCTACCATGAAACTATAATAAGTAGAGCCTATGATTTTTATTTCGCACTGATAGAATTCTATGTCTGCTTGACGTAGGGCTTTGTCACCTGCAGGTGACAATCTAAGACCTTCGCCTGTGTTGCCAGTCATCCACCAATCAAACATGACTTTATCAACTGGCTTATCTTCTATGTGTAATTCAGCCATAACGGCTTCTGTAATAGTTTGCTTGAGTGACTTTCTGTTATTCATCTGGATAAACACACGTGCCGTTATTCATAAAAACAACTGTGAATTTATCGGTTTTGAATTGTGCGTTCAGTTTGCGGCACAAATTACGTGCATGTCCTGGATTACTAAAGCTAGTCTTTTTGTACTTAGGAGTAGCATCAGGATCTTGATAGTGTTGTGACTTTAGATTGATAGGTTGGCCGTCATAGAATACCGCCCAAATGCCAGCCGCCTCAACGATTTGGTCGCACTTGTACGTATTCTTGTCAACTATCTCCAAAAGTACTTTAGGGTGTGTTCTACTCATTACCATTTACCGCCGTTGATTTCGACCTGAATTACAGTGTCATCTATGGCGTCTTTCTGTTTATTTAGCAGTTCATAATTGTCTGCTAACAGTTTACTTATTTCATCACGCAATATACGTGCCTCTTCCATAGTCAATACAAGTGTATTGTTCTTTTTGGACTCGGCAACAGATACTTTGTCAATGAAACGTTTAATCAATATCATACAGTGATTGCGGCTTCTGCCTCTTTCTCTGTCTTGAAAGGACCTTTATAGTCATATCGTTGAATAAAGATATATTTAGGACAAAAGATTGTAGTTTCTTCTGTGCCTTGTTTAATAGTAAACCATCCTGCCGCATAGTAGCATTTACTCTTTGCGGTCTTTGTGAACAAATGAAGTTTACGTTTTACATCTAGAATGCTGTTGTAAACTTTATTTGTTGTAGGATACTCTTTAAACTGTACCTCTTTCTTCTTGGACTTTGTTACATCCTCAAAATGAATATTAGTGACTCTTTCTATTGCGCGGGTATTCTTGAAATGGGCCTTACTGCCATTCAATTTAACTTCAAATCCCGAGCCGTCAGCAAGTACATTGCCTACTTTTTGTTCACCATCAGTGACAATCCAAAATTGATTTTTAACTACAGGTTTTGCAATTAGTGTCTTACTCATTATCTTCCTTTAATAACCATCCATGATTTAAAATTTTATGCAACCAACTGAATACAGGATATTCATATTGTAACTTCCATATCCCGTTCTCAGTTTTAGCATGTTTTACTAACTCACCGTTCCCTATATCAAACATAGACACATCATTTACTTGATAGTCAATGCCTTCTATAGTTAATTCATTTGTACCATATACACACTCTAGCACATTATCATCAACTATTTTTCCGTTATGTTTGATGGTAATAGGCATATTATGCGTTACGTTAAATAGTACTATATTTCGCATAAAAATCAAACAGTTCTGGATAAATGTCTTTAAACTTCAATTCACTGACATTATCCAATTCTCTATTATATGTGACAAATTTGTGTCTTAAATCTTCTATGTTATCAGGTTCAGATTCATTTAATCTAACCAACAATGATTCTATATGTCTTTTAATACCCTTGAAGGATCTAAATGTAGCAACTTCATTTATATTGGTATCCGATGACAATATATACATATATTTAGACTTGATTTTATCCATAATTTCCTTTTTTATTTCTTTTGGAATGACAAAACACTTTAAATGTTGAGGATTATCAAGTACATTGCTATCAAATCCCAGATTATGTTCTATCGCAAAGTCAATTATAGAGTCATAATGGATAATACTTAGTGCCTGTGGAACAGTTCTAAGAACTACTGTCATATTTTCGTTCTTAAATCTCAGTATATTTTCCTGTATCAGTTTAAAATCAGAACCCATGCGTATGTAGTTGTTAGAGACGTGCATATTTTCAATAGAAATTTCTATTTGGACTGATTTAAACTGTTGCAATTTATGAATTAAATCTTGTTTATATATTGTCCCATTAGTAACGAATGTTAAATGAAAATCTGTTTTATGATTCTCAATACACCAGTCAATGAATTCATAAAATCGTTTGTGGTATAATGGTTCACCGCCCATGATATGTAGAGACATGAGATTATCATTGTCTTTGATTAATTCTAAGAATTCATTCCACTTATTACCTGATGTCCAATCAAGTAATGTGGGTTCTTCTTTACTCATCCAATTAACTTTTTTATATGCGTCTGCCAATTGTGAGCTATATTGTGGAAAACACATTCTACATTTTAAATTACATAAATTGCTTAGTGTCACATGAATAAACGCGGGATATTTTTTATATTCAACAGTCATTCGTTTGTACGCAGGACTTTGAATCAAACTCTCATTGAAATATTTGCCACTGTATATTGCAGCTTGAATATTTCTTTGCATTCTATGGCTAATCAAGTCATTTTTTTCATTGTAGTAACATGCACTACAGCCTAGACTTTCGTTTCCATTGATAATATCAGTTCGGGTTTGATTGCCGTGGTTAAACCAATCTAAGAAACTTAGATTAGTTTTTTCGGCTTGTGCTTGTCGTAGTGAATGACAACACCTTAAATCACCATTAGCATCTATGCGTAGTTCATACCAAGGTGATATACAAGTTACATTATCGTTTGGAAACTTTTTTAGTTGGTTCGTCATCAAAGTTAGTTAATCTTGTCACACCCTTGTGCTTTGTTACAAGGATGGTTCTATACTCACCATCAATCTTTAATGGCAAGTCAAGCTGGATGTGTAGCTCGGGACCTCGTTCTTCGCTAATAACAGTGTCGTTACCCACACTGCCAATCCAACGCACACCGTTATATAGTCCAGTAACCCTAGCCATAAATTCGAACTTGGGCTTATATCGATTTTTTTCAAAGTATTCTGACAGACTTGCCATTCTTCTGCTCCAAGTAGAACATACCAACTTTTACCATTGCTTCGGCATGTTCTTTATCTTTTGGCAATACAACTGCCTCGCCATTGTTCAATTGTTCTAGTTTTGCCTGCATGGGAGCAATATGATGGTCATACAATTGCTCCATTGTCTTATATAGACCTAACCGTTCTTCATCGGTCATGCCTGCAACCCAGGGCGGGTCTTCTGGTCGTTTGGTCAACCCATAATCATGTCTATATGTCATACACATGTCTGTGATGATTTCATGTTTGGTCATGTTGTTCTTTCGTCAATTCTGCTACCAACAGGAAATGTTCGTAGGCTTTCTTTACTGATGGGTTATTCATCAATTTCATTGCTTCTTCCTGCATGGCTTTGATACCTGCTTCCGCACAGTCACGCACACTTGACCCATGAAGTGTACATAGGTCTTCCCCAAATTCTTTTCTGAGATTTTCCCATGCTGTTCGTTGTCCCTCAGTGAGTGGTGTACGATGTGGGCGTAGTTCGCTTTGCTTTGTGATAGCGTCACAAATAGCATCCTCAGCAACACGGCTAGCGGCAATCAATGCCGCATAGTTGGGATCAATGTTATAGCGAGTACTTTGTCCACCAGGATAACACATAATGATATGTGTGCCTTTTGGCAACGAATCCATCAAAAAACTGTCGTATTCATGCACCGCTTCATACTTGCGCCCGACTTTTTCATAAAAAATCTTTTTCATAGATTGCCCATCTTATTACAGGTTTGTTTCAACACATTACTATACTCAACCAAAGACTCATTGAATTTTTGGTTGCGGTATTGATCCACAAGTATAACATAATCACATGTTTTGTCAAGTAGGTAACTATCATCCTTACTGTTCATATAACTTTTTACCGGTATAGTAAGTTCATTTACCAAATATTGGTTCAAATATTCTTTTGTTTTATTTGATAGACAAGTGATACTAAAATGATCTGGGCGTGAAACTAATCCCAAATATGGTTTGGGTAAACTTTCTTTATTACACCAATCTATGAACTGATCCAAATAGAATATATTGAATATGCTTACAGTATTACTGATACTCAACTTCAAGTTTTTATGTTCTTTTTGTTTGTTTTGATAGAATTTGATATTTGGATACACTTCATTCCAATTACCAGGATATCTCACATATTCATAAACTTTTTCAGTGCCATCAATACTCAATTGAATATCAACTGTTTTGAAGTGTCGCCATTTATCCCAGAATCTATTATCAGGCAATGTTGTGGCGTTTGTCATATATCTTATTTCCATATTCTTAGCGTTATGGTCAATAAGATAATCTAAAAAATCTAATTGTTGTTCAATACCAGTAATAAATGGCTCGCCACCTGGAATCTCTAACAATACGATTTCATCAGATAATGACTTTATTTTGTCAATGAAATTATTGTCTTTATAGTATTGATTATGTGGAAATAGATTTATCTCTGGATAATGTTTTTTGAGTTTCTTTTCTTCACTCAACCATTTACTGCTGGCATAGCTTTTACAGGTCCTACAAGTTAGATTACATGTATTACCAAATGGTAGGCTTATTGTTTTGTATTTTGTTAGGTCAGGAGTCTGATAATGGAATACATTTTCCCAATCAAACTCTCGTTTTGATGTGATACCCGCATCTTCGTCATTCCAACATCTATTACATGCTTTGGGACGTTCGCCACGCAAAAAGGCTGATTTCAAATCAGCCAGTGTATCGCTGTTCAAATAATCATCTAAGTTATTTGCTACCCTGATATCAAATTTACAGCATGGTTTGTATTCCCCTTGAGCCGATATATCTAATCCGACCCAAGGGTAATAACACATTGTCATTCTTTCAAACTTTCCCAAACATATTCTTCTTCACGCAAGTATGCGATTGGCTTAATCCATCCTGCTTGAATGGCATGCATCATTTGTTGAGCAAAGTTAGTAGGACAATTTTCGCCAATCTCAATACCAGCACGATTGCACATCATCAATCCGTCGGTCATTCTGAATAACGGGTCACGCGGGCTAATCTTTTTGAATGTCATCGCTTCAACTCTTCCAATACCATTTCTTTGGCACGTTTGTCAAGTTTATCACGCTCGTTTTTGAGAATCAGTGGAGCCATTGCTTCAATATAAGTCATCAATGCTTCTTTGCCATTATCACGAAAATAATTGTACTCACCTTTTTTACCAACAGTTGATTCGTGATAAAGGTTGTCGTCCTTAAGCACGGCGACGATGCCCAAGTATAACTGTTTCTCAATTAAATCATTCATTAAGGTTCCCTTTATACGATGCATTAAGCCACTTAGAATAAGTCTCAATTTGCTCAGAGATTTTTTGTAATTCATATTTTCCAGTGAATTTTAGGAAGTGGATACCAACCTGCGGAGTTGCAGTAACTCTAACAGATTCACGAATACGTTGATCGACCTTTTGCTTAATGTCATCAGGCTGTGCTGTCAAATCAATCAACATACGGTTGCGATTGTATGCGTCACGAACACAGACCTCAGTACCATCATGGTCCAGCCAACGTTGCAGCATAAAATTGTTATAGGCATATCCTTGTTTATGACGATCCTCGAATGCTTCACGAATGCCTGTACGATTCTTAGAACCTTTTTCAGGAGCCCTAGGATAAGCAGTGAACACATTGTCCCCTGAATCTCCACGGATAATTTTCCTAAATAGCAGATACTCGGGAGTATCCTCTAACATTTTCTGTTCTTTAGTTTTCTTGTCGATTACAGGCTTGCCATTGTCTTTCCAATAACCATTGATAGTGATAAGTTCGTTAGTCACGCCATTGTACTGCGAAACATTTGGTGAAATCAATTGGTTGTAGTCGCCATCCGTCGAGATAATAAAGTGATTGTCCTCGGGATGAAGATGGATAAAACGTGCAATAAGGTCATCTGCCTCAGCTTGTTCATGTCGAATGACAGAAACGTTTGTCTTTTCCTTCAAGAAAGTTGTAAACTTATCGTATGTGTCCCAAAATAGGGCATTTTCTTCCTGTTCTGCCTCAGTGACTGACTGAGCATCAACAATACGATTACGTTTATAAGGAGCATATACATCCTTCCTCCACGACCTACCCTCAAGAAGGAACACCACATGGTCAATCTTGTGATTGCGGACAATCTGATTGACAGATGCCAATGTCAAGTGTAGTGCCATACCAACTTTTTCCCATGCGTCACTACCACGTGAAGCAATGTGGCGGGCACGGAAGAAGGTGTTTGCAGTATCGATTAGAGCATAATTCAAGACAGTGATTCCAGAAGTAATTGATATTCATCAGTATACACTATTTCGGGTTTAGTGTCAACTATTGGAGCAATAACTTCTTCCCAAGAGCATTGAAACTTGTCCCATACTTCACCATAAGGGGCAAAGTTTTTAAAGGTTACTTTGATGGGATGAATACTTCTTTTGTAATACTCAGGTGGAATAAGCATAAAGTATACTTTTTTTGTCGGAGCAATTAAGCAAACACGTAAATATCCAATCTTGTTTTCCAAACCACCAATTGTAGCCTGGAAAACACCCGACTTTTCATACCTAACTGCTGTTGCCAGTTTTGCGTCAGTGTTGTCAGCAAAATCTCTATACCATTCATTATGTTTTAGCCGTTTAGTAAAGGGCATGTGTTTGGCAACGACCCGTTCCCAAAACATTCCTTTGTTTTGGTCAGATTCGAAAATTTCTGATAAAGCATGTTCCCTAACAATTTCAGGTTTGTCTTCATATAAATCATTTACCAAATCATGTAAGAAAACAGGTTTGAATTTTTTATCAAATTGAAATAATGGATTTTTCATTAACTTACCTCAGTGCGCCCGTTACCCAAATCTTTTGTTACTACGTTTCGCATATCTCTATTGCTAGGATCGGCTTGCGTTTGTTCATACATCTCTAGTGCAATATTGCGGCAGACTGACTGAAACCAGCGATCCACGATTACATTATCAGAGTCATCCTCTTTCATCTTGTAACCTGCTTTGATTAGATTGATAACGAACTTGTCATTCCAATCCAATTCAAATTCACCATTGTGAATGTCGTTAGGATCAACTGTCATTCTAGTGATGTTGATATACGGCTCACCTGCCATTGTAGATTTTTCTTTAGCAGATAACTCAGCTTTTGGTTGTTTTGGTTCTCTGGGCTTGCGAGGCTTCTTTTCCTTTTTAGGAGCTTCGACCTTTACAGGCTCTGGCTTTTTACCAAATAACTTATCAAATAATCCCATTTACATATTCCTCATATAGCTTTGTGCTGGCAAGGTTCTTAGCCTTAGACTCACACATGATATCAAATTTATCATAAAATGTCAATGCCCATTCGTTGACAGCTTTGTTCCAATAGAAGTCACTATGGGCGCGGAGCTTTTGCTTGTTTTTACCTTGACTGATTAGTAAGTCCCGATCAGGTAAAGTCCTATCGCAATGACCAACCAAGCAATCTTCCCTAGACACAGAATAGTGTAGAGTAGGGCGGATGCCGCGCCAAGAATCAATAACCCGCTGAGTGCGCTCGTCGGTTGCAGATAAGTATTCTCCTTCTCGGCACCAGTGATGATGAATGTCCAATACAATTGGAACAATATCAGATAGAGTAAGGCAATCATCAAGTCCATAGCTGTTTTCTTCGTTCTCGATGGTCAAACAATTGCGAGCCTCGGGACTCAAGCGATTGTATGCGCTACGAACACCATCAGGACCTTGACGACCACTAATATGAACATTGATCTTCATGTCCTGAAACGTTTTGCCATAGCCCATCCATCGAGCCATGTCAACGTGGTATTCGAATTCATCGATACTCTTATTTACAACCTCAGGACGGTCGCTTGCTAAAACTACAAACTGATCGGGGTGAAAACTAAGACGAACATTGTTTTGTCGTGCTGTTTCACCTAGTGGGCTGAACCAACGCTCTAAGTTATCCTGCATTTGGCGATCTTGCCAAAAGTTCTGCCAGCCATCCATTGTATAGAAACTAAGCATGTCGCTAGTGATGCGTAGCATACGCAATGGTTCAGGAAGCTCTGCAACCTTTTTGATAAGTGCGTGAGTGCTTAGAATATTTTGTTTGGCAACGTCAAGAACTTTTTGTTCTGCTACAGATTGTGTTTGGCGTTTTGTCCATGCCAATGTAGTGCTACCTGTGTTTAGCCCAGGCACGCTAGAGATTTCTCCCTTCTTGTCGATTTCGGCGAATTTACAAGCGAAACCGATACGTTTAGTACTAGTATTGAAAGAGTGCATTGGATAGAAAGTGTGATAAATAATAGATATAGTGTAGCACAGTTACGCAATAAAGTCAACTATTTTACGGAATCAAGCATGAAAATTCAACATTTAATGGAAGGCGTAGAGCCAAAAATGCCAGGAGCCCCAAGTGGCATCCAAATTATGACACCACAGCAATTCGTTGCTAGAGCAGGTGATATGCCAGGTGAAGAATCAGAAGAAGTCAATGAAGGTGATTCATACAAAGGCTCCTTTGGTTCGAAAGAAGAAGCAATTCAATACGCAACTGACAAAGTTAAAACATTCCGTGACCCTGAAGATGGTATTGAAATCTGGGCTATTCCAGGAGGTAGTTTTGATGTAGTTCATACTAGCAACTCAAATGGTCGCAATCAGGCTATCAGTGTTGGTGGTAAAAAATTAGTCACAATTGGTCCTCGTTATCAAGGGTTATCAGAAGATATTGACAGAATTCGTCAACTATCAGGTCTTGATGAAGCAACAAAACTACCAGCACAAAGTCGTGAGTTTGAGCCAGGCGAATTACAAGACTATGCTACCCGTATCATGGGGACACCTGACATTGATAAGAAAACTGGTCAAGTTAAGACTGACAAGAAGGGCAATGAAAAGTATGTGTCTGGTAAATCAAAGACAGACAAGTACAAAATGCCATACATTCACCGTAGCAGTGTCATTGAATACATGAGTCCTGATGGTAAGACTATTGATGAAAATTTAGTAAAGAAAACGTTAGCCATTCGTCCTAAAGCATTACTAAAGCAAAACGAAAAGATGAAGCATAGTAATGGTGAACTAGAACAGTTCTTTAACGTTGGCTTTGCCGCATTGACAGGTATCGCACTAGATGAAGAAACAAACAATCTAATCATCGTCAACACATGTCCAGGTGCTGGTTCATGTAAAGTTGATTGCTTTGCTATGAAGGGCGGTAAGGTTCAGTTCAAGGCTGCATGGCAAAGTGATGGTCGTATATTAACTTATCTATTGAATGATCCTGATGGTTTCTTCAATCAACTAAGTGCTGAAATTTCTAAAGAAGAAGCACTGGGTAAGAAGGGTGGCTATGCTGTAACTATTCGTTGGCATGATGCTGGTGACTTCTTTAGTCCTGAATACTTAGACTTAGCATTGAAGATGGCTGCAAAGCATCCTGATACTAAATTCTATGCTTACACAAAGATGGCTGGTGCCGCACTAGCTAAGAAGCCAGACAACTTCATTATCAACTGGAGTGAGGGTGCTCACACTAGTCAAGAGAAACAAGTGAAGGCACAAGATGCTGACTTAGAAACAACAAAGAACAGTCGTATTGTTCCTGATGAATTGTTCCAAGACTTATTAATAAAAGACCAAAAAGGTAACCTAGTCAAGGGTGGTGAAGGTCAGTGGCAAGTACAGCCTGACAAGTTACCTGAACTAAAACAACGTCTAGCAAAACAGTATGGCTTGAGTGCTAACAGTATTCTTAGCTATGCTGAATACATGGCTAAACGCAATAAGATTCCAGCAGGCATGAAGTACAATGTTATCGTTGCTCCTGGTGAAGGTGATATCAGTGCTAATGATCCTAACATTATTTCTACATTGCTACTAAGACACTAAAATGAGAGCAACTGAGTTTTTACAAGAATCAGAAGTCGTTCAAGAAATTGAGCGACTATCTCCAAGTGGTTTTGAAGGTGGAAAAGAACATCTAAACAGAGAATACGATACTGGTAAGATAATCAAAAAGTTGCCTGGTGGTAGTGGCTTGTTATATTCTATTGAAGATGAAGGCGCTGGTGATTTCAAAATCAGATTATGGGATGCTGTAAACAAAGGTGAGTTTGAGCCATTGAAATCAATGCACACCACTAAACCTTCTTATTATTCTAATAGAGAGTGGAAAGAACTTCTTGCACGACAGGAAAGAAGAAACGCAGAGATGCAAGCAAAGTACAACCGAGCTCCTGGTAAATTAGTAGGCGAATTAACTACACATAAAGCATATGGATTCCCATTGAAGAATGCTGTACAAGTTAGTACCATCACTGTTGATGAAGATTACCGTGGTGTTGGTCTTGCTAAAGCATTGTATGGTATTGTGTTAACTATTATGAAGCGACCATTAGTTGCTGGTTCTAGTCAAACGCCTGGTGGACGCAAGAACTGGGTCAGTCTAAGTCAGATTCCCGGTGTTGAAATGAAGGGGTATTTTGGCATAGATTCTTTTGAGTTACAAGCAGTAGACACCACTAAACTCAATCCTAAATGGGATGATGTTGCTTGGGCAAATAAAAAGAACAAACAAGTAGATACCAATATTGATACTATCATGAGTAAGTTGGGTGGACAGTTCATAGGACAAACCCCCGGCAGAGAATTTTTTGCGTTTGATGTTCAACCAGATACAACTAAACAAGAATTAAAAGCGTATGTAGACTCTAGCTTAACAAAAGTATATGGCAGTTATGACTCTAGCACAGGACTATATGCTGTTTGGACCGGAAAATGAGAGCAAGTGAATTTATAACAGAAGAAGCAAAAGCAGCCAAGTATAACGGCTTGGTCATGAAGTACGCATTCAACGATAGAGCATTACTATTGAAAGCCTTTGATTCTAATAGAACACCACTAGCTTACGTTAAGTTTGTAAAAGAAGACAAAGAGCTATATCCACAGGATCTATGGACTCATGATGACTATCGTAATCGCGGTATCGCTAAGTCAATGTATGACTTTCTAAAGAGTGAAGGTTATGTCATTAACAGAAGCCATGACCAAA